GAGGTAACAACTACACGTCGTTCGTACGAAGAGCGGGAAAAGTTGTTTTCTGATAACAAGGCTAAAGCTATTGAAAAAGCTATGAATACCGAACGTGTTAGGTATAAGTCTAATGCAAACTCAAACGATTTCATTGAATTTTTGGAAACGCGTTTGTCTTTGTGGGAAGACATAAAGACCGATACCATCGAAAATGGACGTCTTACGAAAGGATTTACAAAACGTTATCACGAAAACATGTATAACAAGACTAATGAAATACTTAACTCCTTAAAAAAATAAATAAATTAATTACCAAATGCTATACCTGCCATACCATCTTTTACCCTGAGGATGTTATAGTTCACTGCATAAACCCTATTTATACCACCAGCTGTACCTGTGGGTCCCTCGAGAGATAATTTAGAGTTATCTATACGGCTAAAATTAAGGCTTCCACTAGGCTGCGAGGCGTTCGTTTTTAAACAAAACGGCCACGTAAACAGGGGTGCCGTGTCGAGTACACCCGATGGTAAAGATGTAGTATGCATTTCTGGCACAACGTTGTGATGGAAAGTGCTGGTCATGTTCTCGAATAAGGGTGTACCGTTGATGTAGAGTGTAGCAGAACTGAAATTTTGTATACCACTCCATTGTGTACCATCAGCGTTAGAGCTCACTAAGTGTAAAGCCTTTGTAGGATGGTTGAAATAGGTCAGATCAAGTTCGGTTGTGGTGGGGGATGTTGGTTGATATTGGGTCTGTGTTATGAGAAGCTCGTGATCGGTATTGACGAGGAAATCACGCTCATCGGAATCGAGGTACACGTACGTACCGTATACCTTAGGTGAAATAGAACCTAAACCATTCCTACATCTAATGCGTATTTCCACCTGATGATATTGTAATGCGGTGAGTGGTAGAGATTTAGTCCAATCTTCGCTAAAGAAGAAAGGAATTACGAAATAATCGGAACCACGCTCAGTAGCGACCGCAGCCTTAGCGTTACCCGCGACTGTATCAGTCGTGACGGCACATGAAACTTTGGAAGAGGTGTCTTTGTAGAGGATGTTGTGTACACCCTGAATGAAAAGAGAATCTAACTTACACACCTCCTGTCCACCAATGTGTAACGAAAACTCTGTGGTGCTAGTATCGTTGTTGGCGAAAAAGGCGTTAGTGTTGACGCCGACGTTAGAAATGTTTGGGGACTCAATCCACACGTAGCTTAAAAGATCACCCTTGGACTGGACGGGGATCACGACTTCATTACCACCACTGAAGGTGCCAACAAAATCCATACGCTCGGGTTTGATCGAAAAGTTTGTATGACGTTTATAATTTTGACGAAAAAATGAAACTTGAGGGTCGCCAGTGATGTAAACATCCTGAGCACCAGTGGATACAAGATCAATCAACGCAGCTGACATTTTACTAATATATGATATTAAAAATTTGGGGCGATTACGAAGTAGATGGTGAAATTTCAGGTGTTGACCTGGGATTCTCGAGATGAAAATAACGATCATTACATTAGGTTGTTCGGGAAAACGCTTGAAGGAAAATCTGTATGCGTGACGACTACATTCAAACCGTATTTTTTTATTAAAATTCCTGTGGGTTCTAGCCAAGAGGCTCTGAAGGGTGTCATCGAGAGAAAGTTTCATGAAGAAGTATACGACATCGAAGAAGTTGAAGCTAAAGATGTATGGGGTTTTCAAAACAACGAAAAACGTCGCTTTTTACAGGTCTTCTGTAATGACTGTGCACAACGAAGGAGAGTGAGTAACTACATAAACAAGATGATGAATAACCAAAATTATAAAGAAAAATCTATAACCTACGTATACGAATCAAATGTAGACCCAGTTTTACGACTCATGCATCGAACGGGTATTCAATCAACCGGTTGGGTGGATACAGAGAACTCGTGTACACCCGGGTATCACGCTACAGTCGACATTGACTTGTTCTGTAGAGATTGGAAAAAATTGAAACCGTTGGATGTTACTGACGCCGCACCCTTTGTCGTAGCGTCACTCGATATTGAGTGTCATAGTTCCACGGGTAAGTTTCCAAACCCTCTTATCAAAGATGATGCATGTTTTCAAATTGCTGTATCATTGGTTAAGTTTGGGTCCACTGATGTATATGACAGAACGTGTTTATGCTTTAAACAAACTGGTGATAATCTAGAGGGTTGTACCATCAAAAGTTACGACACTGAGAATGATATGCTCATGGCTTTCAGTAAGTATCTCGTGGAAAAGGATATCGACATTATCACAGGTTGGAACATCTTTGGTTTTGATTTAAACTATATCATTCAACGTGCCCTGTTAAACAACTGTCCTCCGTCCTTTTTTCAAATGAGTAAACTCAATGGATACAAGTGTAATATTAAGAATAAAAAACTCTCTTCGAGTGCGCTAGGTGATAACGAGCTTCAACTCTTGCCCATGCCCGGAAGATTTATTTTTGATCTTTTTCATGAAGTCAAACGTGAGTATAAGCTAGATTCGTATAAACTCGATAACGTATCGAAGTTGTATTTGGGAGATAACAAAATAGACATGCCCCCGAAGGAAATGTTTGCGCGTTTTCGCGAAGGAGACCCTCATAAGTTGCAGGAAGTCGCTGAGTATTGTATTAAGGATACGATTCTTCCCCACCGTCTATTGGACCGTCTTTCGACACTCATCAATCTTCTAGAGATGGCTAAAGCTACATGGGTTCCCATCAGTTATCTCGTGGAACGTGGGCAACAGATTAAGGTCTTTAGCCAACTCACAAAAAAGGCGCGCGAATTGGAATTTAAGGTTCCTACTTTTAGCTACGGACATACGGATACCACCGGTTACGAAGGTGCCACTGTACTAGAAGCACAGTCCGGTGCGTATTATACACCTATCACAGCCCTTGATTTTGAGGGTCTATATCCATCAATCATGGTAGCGCATAATTTATGTTACTCGTCACTGGTCATGGATGATAACTATAAGAACATACCCGGTATCACATATGAACAGTTTGGAAATCATATCTTCGCGCAAGACGTATCGTCGCTTCTACCGAGTATCCTTTTAGAGCTCAAACAGTATAGAAAGCAAGCCAAAAAAGATATGGCAAACTCTACCGGAACGTTAAAACAGATGTACAATGGTAAACAGCTCGCTTACAAGATTTCTATGAATTCTGTGTATGGATTCACCGGAGCTTCGCGTGGTATGCTCCCATGTGTAGCTATAGCATCAACAACTACTATGAAAGGTAGAAATATGATCGATGATACGAAGAAATATGTCGAGGAGCACTTTCCGGGAGCTAAGGTGCGATACGGTGACACAGATTCAGTGATGGTTGAATTTGATGTGGGTGACCTCACAGGGAAGGAAGCTATCGAACGTAGTTGGGAACTTGGGGAGCGTGCAGCGTCTGAATGCACAAAGCTTTTCAAGGCTCCTAATAATCTAGAACTCGAGAAAGTCTATTGCCCCTATTTTCTGTACAGTAAAAAGCGGTACGCCGCGAAACTTTGGACTAAGGGTAAAGATGGAAACATGAATATGGATTACATTGATGTTAAGGGTCTACAATTAGTCAGGCGTGATAATACACCGCATGTACGTGAAGTGAGTAAAGAATTGCTCGACGTTATATTGGAGAGCAACGACACTACCGCACCCAAAGCTTTGGCGAGGCAGCGAGCTGTAGAACTTCTCGAAGGTAACGTACCTAACGAAAAACTTATTTTGAGCCAGTCTCTATCCGATAAGTATAAAGTAAAGGGTGAATATGTGTCTTATGATAAAGTGAATCCAGATCACAACAATATGTTCACGTGCAATGATATAAGTATGGCCCATGTTCAAGTTGTTAATAAAATGCGTATTCGGCAACCGGGATCTGAACCTCAATCTGGAGACCGTGTACCTTATCTTTTGACGGATACCGGAGATCCTAAGGCACGGGCGTTTGAGAAGTCTGAGGATCCAAAATATGTCCAAGATAACAATGTTAAGATCGACTATGTATATTACTTTCTTAATAAATTCTTGAATCCCGTGTGCGATTTATTGGAACCGTTGTTCGGAAACCCTAAAGAGCAAATTTTTGGAGAGTTGCTTTTAAGAGCTAAACCACCACGAAAGAAGCGGGAACCTAAAACGAAGCAAGTGACAATAGCAGACTTATTTAAAAAAGAAACTTCATAATAATATATGGTCTATGATAAAGATGTTTTACAAATAAATCAGTTATTCAATGAACGCGTCGATAAACGTGTGTATGAAAAAGTTTGTGAAGTTATAGAAAAAATTTCAAAAATTCACAGCATACCACTAAAACTTTTAAGAAGGGATGCATTGGGGGAAAATGATCATTGTATGGGATTAAAGCGTGATAATACACTGTGCACGAAAAAAAGTGCAAATGGTACAAATTTTTGTAATTTTCATATAAACGACAAAAGATTATGCGAACCCATACAACGATCGAGTAGCATATTACGACACAATCACCCTTGGCCAGGTCCCCGCGTAGAGGGTTGTCCGAAATGTGAGGAAGATAAAAACAAAAAACATACAAAAGAACTTAGAGAATTAGTTAGTATTATATAATAATGAACAAATCGGATATACTATTAAATTCTATCAACGCCTTCTACATATTACCCGAAAATAGAACTATACTAAAAGAACTTTTAAACAAAACCGGTGGTATATCACTTCGAAATCTCGAGTGGTTTATCACCAACTATTCTAAGAAAAATAATTTAACATACAAGACCCGTGACGGAAAGTTGTTTAGCGTTCACTGCGCCTATAAATCTAGTTTAGATGGATACAGCAAAAAATTGTTCGACCCATTCTGTAGATCTAATAAGATGCAATACATTGTTCCGGGCACATCTGATAAAATAAGCACTACTGTTGCACAGTTAAATTTTATTAGATGGTGTATTAAGAACAGTATAGTTGACTACATACGCAACCATCATTCCGATTTATTTAATAAGGGGGGGATACTTCAAAAAGTTATTCCGGTTTAGGCCTACCATAACCTGGTGGAATCTCTCTGTTTAGTTCTCCAGGTTTAGGCCTAACACCCTCAACTTCCATAGACGTTTCAGGTACATATGTACCAATTGGTGGTACTGATACGAGTGATACGAACCCCCCATCAAACTTAAACGTTTGATACCCGACGTAGTATAGATGTAAAGAGTATGTGTTTGAATTAGAAAGACCATCCTTTAATTTCACATCTAAAACGGTACGGTCGGATTGAAGTTGCCCAAAATCCAAACTTCCCGATGGCTCCACATTAATCGGATTCATCGAGAATGTATACGTGTAAATATTCTTTTCAGGTCTAGAAAGTCTACTGTTATGAGGTACTACATACTTATAATACGTATGATCAACGAGTGGTAAGTTTGGTAAATCTTGTCCATTTATATAAATTTTGGCACTGTCCATGATAGGTTGAAAAAATGCGTTAGATAAAGATACCGTGTCGCTCGCCGAAAAATTGTAGCGATTATAGAACACATTA